TTGTTGACTTAATGAAAGCAAGAGACATGTTGCATTACCAAGATGGCACATTTGCTATCAAAAATGGTGATGAGTTCTTAACAACTGATGGTGAGACTCCTGATTATAAATCAGCAGTTGAAACAATTGGTAAAACATTAGGTTTACCATTTGCCAAGAAAGGCATTGATACATTTGACGCAGACAAGAAGCCGTCAAGCACTAAAGATAGTGCTCCTGTTAATGAGGAAAGATTAAAATCAGATCCTCAGTATAGAAGGGCTTATGCAAGTTTGCGTGAAAGACAAAGATTGAGCAGAAGTCAAATTACTGATGCTTTAATAACCAAAACTATGCAGGATTTTGACAAAATAAGTAATTCTGCAAAGTTATTAAAATAAAATTATAAAAGGAGACAATTATGTCAGTTACAACAAGTGCAGTCTCTAATTTGTACAGTGATATAGTAGCCGATTTGTTGCCTTTTTACTCTAACAGAGTATTGGTACCAAATCCATCTATCATCTCAACAATGTACAATCTAGAAGGCTCAGTAGGTAATCAGGTTAAAATCCCTGTTACTAATTCTTATGGTACAGCCAATGTTTCTATTGGTGATGCCCAAAGTATCCTTGCTTTAAGTGGTACAAATCATGACTTTGGTCCTTCAAATGTGATCTTAAGTGTTAACAAAAGAGGCGCGGCTTCTAATGTTTCCCTAGAATCAATTGAGGATACAGGTGTAGGCGTAGTTGCACAAGCAACTGCTACACGCATTGCGTCTAGCCTAGCAATTTCTACTGACACAGCGGCTTTCCGTGTGATGGCTTCTGGTGGTGAAACAGCTCTTACAGACCTTGCTAATGTTGATGTTGGTATGGACGGTGTTGCTTCTGGTGATGCTGTTGGAGATTGTGAAATAGCCCTAGTATTTTCCCCGGACGCAATGGCCATGGCAGAAAAAAGATCCGTAGAAGTCAAAGCATTTGAGGATATTGATTTTGACCTTATCCAGTATGTGGGAACAGTAAGAAATGGTTTTGCAAGACCTTACAGCACTTTCATTAGAGCAGTTGCTACTAAAGAAGGTATTGGTGGTACAGCAAATGTTGCAACACTTGATTCATTCTCAACTTCAGTTGCTAACCTAAGAAATGTTAATGCACCAACAGATGCATTAGGTTTCTACAATGCAGTTATTACTCCAGCTCAAGAATTAGCTCTTGCTAAAGAATTGAATGGTTTAGGTGCATCTAGTGGTTCAATTGGTTCAGTTGCACAAGATCTTGCAAATGATGCATTGCTTAACAACTTACTCACTTATGCTATTGGTTGTAGATGGATCAGATCAAACAACTTACCAGGTGGTTTAGCATCTGCGTAAAGTAATTAGGGGATAACAATGGCATTTATAATAAGCGGTGGATCAGTAATAAGTTACGCAGAAGCTCTTGATGTGAGAGACAAAGATCAGCGTATCTTTGAAGCAAATGAACTTGATTTTACTAATGTGCCTGATGCCCCTGGCAGTCTTGACAATTATATTGAGGATTTAACCACAAAAACAACTGGAAGAATTGATGCTAAAATTAAGGCTTCTAGCAAGTGGAAAAATTATCTAAGTTATACTGGTACTGCGTTTGATATTAACACAGTACCAGACTTTGATCCTGATAAAATTACATCAAGAAAAAGTGATTTTACAGATTTATGTGCATATGGTGCACTGTATATGTATATACTACCAAAGGTTGCTGATTTTGGCAACCCTGAATCTGCAGAAGTACAAAAAATTCAATTTTTTGAGAAGAAGTTCAATGAACTCTTTGATGAATTAATGAGTGATTTTACTTGGTATGATGCAGATGGCAGTGGTAGTGTTACAGATGCAGAAAAAATGGTTACATATCAATCAACCAGACGCACAAGAAGTAAAAGAGCAACTGCAAGGGTATCATAATGGCGTATAGAGATGATTTGAAATCTAACTTAGATGTAGCATTGGCCAGTTCCGGTGTTAGTGTAAGTTCTGAACTCCCCTGGGATTCAGCAGGTGAACCTCTTTATGAGAAAAACATGAAGAAATTATACCTAGATGAGGACAATATTATCAGAGAACCATTAGTGGAAACACTTGATTTTAATCATGTTGAGGACATCCAAACAACTGTTACTGGATACCTAACAATAGATGCAAAAAACCCTATTACTGATATAGACACTATAACTACAGCAGTGATCAATAGTAAAAATTCTATTGCAGGTCAAATTTACAAAAATTGTGATATGACCAGTTCATTTAATGGTGATAAGTTGACATATCAGTTTGATTTTACATTTAACAAAATATAGCATAACAGGAGATAAGCAATGGCTAGAATAGTAGTTAATGAACAAGCAAGTTTTGTATCACTAGACATTAATGCTAGTGGTACATTTGCAAACGCAAACGCGGCCATGGCTGATACAGGAAATGTGTTGACAGTTCCGGCCTTACAAGATGTGACCATCCAGGCCACACCGGGCACATTTACTTGGGAGGAATTAGATAGTCCTAGTCAACAAATAGTAACAACTCCTAGTACAAACAGCATATCATTAAATATGGTATTAGATACAGTAGCATTCTTTGATGGTGCTGGTGATACTGCAGGAGTTTGGGAGATTACCAATGAAAAAACCAAAGTTTACTTTAGGTTATATATGAATGGTACTAACTCAAGTGACTACTTTGTACAAGGTGAAGGTTATCTAAGTGGATTAGCCCCAACGGTGTCACCTACGGCGCCAGTCTGGGTGAGCCCGCTAGAAGTGTTAGTGGACGGCTCATATGAGCAGTTTGTTGTTTAAACTTGTTTAAATAATATGATGTCTTACAGGGCTTTGCCCTGTAAGCATCTTTTATGAGGATATTACATGTTTACAGATAAACAAAAGGCTGTGTTAAACAGTCACAAATTTAAAACAATGTTTGAACACCATAAAGGCAAGCATATCACTGTTTGTAAAGAACAAATCAAAACAAGTGATGTAAAGGCGTTTTACGGTGATTCACATAAATATACAGATATAGAGAAAGAACATGCAGATATGGAACAATTTGACCCATCAGGAGATCATGAAGACTCTGGAGATGGAGATAGCCAAGAGCAAGAGTGAACTCACTTGTGCTGAGGCAGACTTGAAAAAAGTCAAAAGCAGAATTGCGTTTTTATTAACAGCAGTTCATCATTTACAAAATAGAGATATAAAGGAATAAAGATATGAAAATACAAGATTTAGCTCACAAGCCTCAACTAATCAAAGTTGAAGTAGACACGCCAGAAATCAGAGAACAGTATGAAGATGCTATTGAGTTTTGGTGCTTTGACAGACAACCCCTCAATAAGTTTGTAAAATTTGCAAACATGACTCAAGAACAATACCCTGAATTACTTGATTTTTGTCAAGAACTTATACTTGATGAAGATGGTAATAAAGTATTGGTTGATGATAAGGTGTTGCCTACTAAAGTGTTATTGGCTTGTGTAAACAAGGTTGTTGAACAACTGGGAAAGTAACAGCAGGTTCATTTGAGGAAGGTAGCAGTGAACTCAGTTACTGTTTATTATTAGACAACCTTGGTGAAAGATACGGCATGTTGCCTTCCCAAGTGCTGGATCAAGCAGACACATTAGATCTGCATGTTTATGATGTAGCAATGAGTTATAACAAATTTCTACATGATAAGAAAAACAAGAAACCAAGTGATTTCTATGATGAAGGCACATTACATAGGGCGTTAAAAAATGTTAGAAGTTGATACAAATGCATTTAAAAGAATACTTGACAAAATAGATAAAGGGTGTCACCGTGCGTGGAATGACACAGGCAAGTATTACAAAAGAATTACGCCTAAAGATACCGGCAATGCTCAAAGAAATACACAAAGGACGCAAAAAAAGATAATTGCAAATTATCCGTATGCAGGTAGGTTAGATGAGGGATGGAGTAAACAAGCACCAGAAGGAATGACAGATCCTGCCATAGATGCGTATGCAGATTTTATAGCAAATAGGCTGAGGAATTTATAATGGCAAAGAATGTTAAAGTTATATTAACGCTTGATGATAGACAGTTTAACAAAAATATCAAGAGAGCAGAAAGTGATGTCAAAAAGTTTGGAGACACAGGTACTGCCAGTGTTAGTAGACTTAAAGGTGCATTTGCAGCCTTAGCAGGTGCAATCAGTATTGGTGCTTTTGTAGACTTTGGTAACCAAGCACTTGCATTACAAAACAGATTGAGAGGTGTTGCTTCAAGTAATGAAGAAGCCAGAAAAAGTTTTGATCTAGTTAGAAGAGTAGCAGAAGAAACAAGAAGTGGCATAGGTGATGTTGCTGACTTGTTTGCCAACTTGAGAGTTGCTACTGCTGATATGGGCAAAACACAAGAAGAAGTAGCAAGAATATCACAAACATTCTCTAGTGCGTTAAAGATATCAGGTGCTGATGCAAACGCAAGTGCTGGTGCTATTAGACAGTTTGGTCAAGCATTAGCATCAGGCGTATTGCGTGGTGATGAATTTAACAGTATCATGGAAGCCAACCCTGTGTTTATGAGGGCAGTGGCAGATCAATTAGGTGTTACAATAGGTGAGATGCGTGAATTGGCATTTGAAGGTGCCTTAACAGCAGATGTTATTGTAGCCGCCACAGAAGATATGAGTGATACCATTGACAGTCAATTTGGTACCACAACAGCCACACTAGCAGAAAGTTTCCAAATGATCAAGAATGAATTGGTCACACTGTTTACAGAAATAGAACAAAAAACAGGATTATTCAGTAAGTTAGCAGGACTTATTAAGTTAGCCGCAGACAATGTAGAGTTTTTAGCAAAATTATTGGCAGCCGCTTTTGCCGCCGCTATTGCCACACAGATAGTTAACATCACAGTTGCAATGGTTAACTTTGCTAAAGCAATTAGAGCCGCTTATGTAGCAGGTACTCTGTTACAAGGTGTTACAGGTGTAGGTTTAGTCAAAGTAGGTGCAGGTATTGCCGCGGCAACAGCCGCCATTGTGGCAATGAATGCAGAGTTTGATGATACCCTAGAAGGCTTAGATGATATCAGTGCCGCAGGTGGTGATATAGATTTAAATTTACCAACTGCACCAGATCAAACACCAGGTACACCAACAACAGGAGACACTCCAACTAATGATACCGCTGAAGAAACCAGAAGCCAAAGAATATTAAGGTTGCGTAGAGAACAATTAGCAACTGAAGATGAACAAGAAGATGCTCTCAAAGAACAAGAAAAAGCCAGAGAAAGATTACTTGATCTCATAGAAAGAAATTTACAAACTGCTAGAGATACAGTAGAAGAAAGCCGTGCTGATCTAGAAAACAAAATGGCTGAATTACAATTAGAACAACAACTGTTTGGTCTTAGTGAAAGAGAAAAAGAACAACGCAGAGATATTGCAGACATAGAAGCAGAAAGAAGAGATGCAATAGCAGAAATCACAGCATTACAATTAGCAGTTGATGAAGCAGAAAATTTAAGATTGCAAGGTGAAAGAATTGCAGAAATAAATGCACTGTATGAAGAGCAAAAACAAAGGATTATAGAATTACAAGATGCAAATTACAATCAATCACAAAGTTTTGCCACAGGTTGGGCAGAAGCATTTGCCAACTTCCAAGAAAGTGTTAATGACAATGCCGCTTATGCACAAAAGATATTTGACACAATGGCAAATGGCTTTACAGATGCTATATTAGGATTTGTAGAAACGGGTAAGTTAAGTTTCAAAGACTTGTTTAAATCACTGCTACAAGAAATTATTAAAATGCAGGCAAACAGAAT